GGTTACTTCTAAATAGATAATCACCTGATTGTATAGCACTTGGTGAGGCAATTGTACCTCTGTATCTTCTTGTTCTTACATCTGGAGCGTCAGCACTATCATTGTACTGCTCCATACGAATTTGTGCTGTTTGAGCACCTTCGCCTGTCATATGTAATGTTACTTCAGGTGAGGATTGATTGATACCTAATCTATTATTACTAGCATCAACTGCTAAAGTGCTGTCGCTTACAATACTAGAACCATCTCCACCAACAACAAGTAATTCGTTAGCAGAACCTAGTGTAATACCAGTAACACCATCCAAATAGTTAAGTTCCGTAGCAGTAGCAGTCAACGCAACTGCTTCGTTTATGTTTGGACTAGTAAGTGTTTTATTTGTTAAAGTATCTGTACTTGAAGCTGTTATGTAAGAACCTAAATCAGAAATTTGTGATTCAGTAATACTTAATGCAGCCTCGTGTTGTGTTACACTTGATTCTGTAATGTTAGCATCGGGTACGTTTGCCCAAGTAACAGAAGCAGTTAAATCATTAGTTTCAGTAGTTAAATAACTACTATCGTTAGTCCATTGTGATATGTTACCTGATTTATTGGTTAATGTATCTGTACTTGAAGCAGTGATATAAGCACCTAAGTCAGAAATATCAGACTCGGTAATTGTAATTGTGTTATTAGCACTATCTATAGTTTTGTTTGTTAATGTTTGAGTTCCAGAGTTTGTTGTAACTGTACTATCAATATCTATTGTTAATTGTTTAGTTAAGTTATCAACTGTTGTGTCAATACCAGTTCCGCCAGTAACTTGTAATGACTCACTATCTAAATCAATAGAAGCTGAACCTGTATCAGCTGTTAAGTCAAAATCTTGTGCTGTGACTTGGTCATCTACATATGTTTTAATAGCTTTCGCAGAAGCAAGAGTACTATCATCTGTAGTTAAAGATACAGATAAATCAGTTTCAACAACACTAGAAGCAAAATCAGCAACTTCTATATTAGATATAGAGTTACCTGTTCCATTAGCGTCAAAAGTTTTGTTTGTTAACGTGTCTGTTGTAGCTCTACCAACTAATGTATCAGTTGAAGTAGGTAATGTTAATGTTCCTACGTTTGTAATTGTGTCAATTACTGGACTTGTTAAAGTTTTGTTTGTTAATGTTTCTGTTCCTGCTAATGAAGCAAATGAACCGTCAGACAATGCACTATTAAACTCAGCAAGTGAACCAGAAATTGTATTACTTCCTAAAGCAATAGTTTTGTTTTCTAAAGTATTAGCAGAGTCCGCTAAAATGTACGATTGTAAATCTGAAATATCAGCTTCAACAACAGTAATTGTGTTACTTGCAGTATTGATTGTTTTACCTGTTAATGTTTCAGTACCAGCCAATGTAGCAAATGAACCATCTGATAAAGCACTATTAAATTGTGCTGTTGTACCTGTTAAAGTATTATCTGATAAGTTAATTGTTTTGTTTTGTAATGTATCAGTACTGTCAGTAAGTATGTAAGATTGTAAATCAGATATATCTGCCTCAACAACAGTAATTGTGTTGTTAGCAGTATCAATAGTTTTATTAGTTAATGTATCTGTAGTGTTTCTACCAACCAATGTGTCCGTAGATGTTGGTAAAGTAATAGTTCCTGTATTTGAAATTGTAGCAATTACTGGATTTGTTAAAGTTTTGTTTGTTAACGTTTGTGATCCTGTTAATGTCGCAACAGTTGAATCAATATTAAACGTTACATTGTTTCCTGAACCAACTGTATCAATACCAGTTCCACCAATAAATGATAACGTTTCAGTATCTAAATCTATTGCTAATGAACCACCTGTATCTGCTTGAAAGTCTAGGCCACTAGCAGTAACTTGAGCGTCAACATAAGCTTTAATTGCTTTAGCAGAAGCCACGGTATTATCACTAGCAGATACCGAAGCTAAATCAGTATCTAAAACACCAGCAGCAAAATCTGCCACTTCAATATTTGTAATTGAGTTACCAGTTCCATTTGCGTCAAATGTTTTATTTGTTAAAGTATCTGTAGATGAAGCAGTAATGAAAGCAGAATTAGTATTATCGTAATTTGCTAAATCATTATCAACAACTAAATCAATTGTTCCATCAGCGTCTTGGTATGTAGCAGTAATAAGTGTTTCTGTGTTACTACTAAACATTGCACCAGCAATGTCTTGTACTCTTTCAGCGTTTAGAGTTACAGCACCAGATGTTACTGTAAAGTCTGTAGAATTAAATGAAGCAACACCTTTATTAGATGAAGTAGCTTCTTCAGCAGAAATTGTTAAAGTGTCTGTTGCAGATACAACAGCGTCAATTCCTTCACCTGAAGTAATAGTTAATGTGTTACCTAAATCTAAATCTTGTGTATTTGAACCATCAGAAATTGTGATCTTACTATTTGTTAACGAGCTGTTTCCAATATTTGTTAAAGTATTTGAAGCACCACTTATTGTTTTGTTAGTTAATGTTTCAGTTGTATCTCTTAATACAATTGTACCAGAAGCGTTTGGTAAATTAATTGTATTATCAGCAGTAGGATCAACAGTTGTTAAAGTTGTTTCGTATGCGTCAGCACTTGCACCTTCAAATACAAATGCGTTTTGAATATTAACTGCTGTTGAGTTAACTGTAGTTGTAGTACCATTAACTGTTAAATTTCCTGTAATTGTAGTGTCACCTGTTACAGATAAATTGTTTCCAATTGTAACATCATCTGGTAAACCAATTGTTAAAGTATCACCAGATACACTTGTTTCTATTTCGTTTGTAGTTCCTGAAACTGTAATTGTATCGCCTAAATCTATAGCATTTGTACCACTATCACCCGAAAGTGTAATTGTAGAATTTGTTAATGAAGCATTACCGATACTTGTTAAAGTATTTGAAGCACCACTTATTGTTTTATTTGTAAGTGTTTGTGTGCCTGTTGTAGTTACAAATGAACTTGGTAACGTTACTGTATTAGATGATAAATCTAAAGTAGTTGCTAATTTAGCAACAGTAACAGCGTTGTTTGCAATTTTACCTTCAGTTACATTTAAGTTAGCAATTTTAGCTGTTGTAACTTGGTCATTGCCAATGTGTTGAGTATCAATTGAACCATCTACGTAATGCTCTGAATTTATACTGTCATCAGCAATTTTTGTTCCATCAACTGAGTCAGCACCTAATTTAGCATTAGTTACAGCCAAATTATTTATTTTAGCAGTAGTTACAGCAAGATTATTTATTTTATTTGTTTCAACAGCAGAGTCTGCTAATTGTAAAGTATCAACTCCACCATTGTCTATGTTAAGTGTAATAGCATTTCCACTACTTGCACTTGTTAATCCTGTCCCACCTAAAACTGAAAAAGTTTCTGTGTCTAAATCTATTGAACCAGTACCACTATCACCAGCAATTGCTAATCCACTAGCAGTTACTTGAGCGTCAACATAAGCCTTAATTGCTTTTGCTGAAGCAAGTGTGTTATCACTTACAGATACACTTGAAAAAGTTGTATCTAATACACCAGACGCTAAGTCAGCAACTTCAATATTTGAAATTGAGTTACCTGTACCATTTGCGTCAAAAGTTTTATTAGTAAGTGTTGATGTAGATGAAGCTGTTATGAAACCAGAAGATGAGTTATCATAGTTTGCTAAATTACTATCTACAACTAAATCTATTGTACCGTCAGCATCTTGGTAAGTTGCTGTAATTAATGTTTCAGTATTTGAACTGAACATTGCACCAGCAATATCTTGTATTCTTTCTGTTTGTAAAGTAACATTTCCTGAAGATACTGAAAAGTCTGTAGCATTAAATGAAGCCAAACCTTTGTTTGTATCTGTAGCGTCTTCTCCAGTAATTGTTAAAGTATTTGAAGCAATTTCTGTAGTAATACCTTCACCGTTTGCAATTATTAATGTTTCTCCAAGAGCAACAGCGTCTGAACTTGAATCACTTCCTTGAATAGTAATTGTAGAATTACTTAAAGATGAGTTATCAATATTAGATAAAGTATTACTTGAACCACTAATTGTTTTATTAGTTAAAGTATCCGATGTAGCTCTTCCAACTAATGTATCTGAACTTGTAGGAAGTGTTAATGTTCCTGTATTTGAAATAGATGAAATAACAGGAGTAGTTAAAGTTTTATTTGTAAGTGTTTGTGAAGCATCAATCTCAACAAATGTTCCATCACTTAAAGCACTATTAAATTCAGCAGTTGTACCTGTTAAAGTATTACCTGAAAGATTAATAGTTTTATTAGTTAAAGTTTTAGTGTTATCAGTTGATATAACATCACTGCCACCTAATGTAGCAGTTGTAGCTTCTAAATTTGCAACTAACGTTCCTGTTGTAATTGTTAAATCACCAGATGTTGCACCAGTAAATGTACCAGTACCAACTGTAAATTTATCTGTACTTTCATCAAATCCGATAAATGCGTTATTACTATCTCCTCTTTCAATTACGATACCAGCGTCATTAGCAGGTGTTCCTGTTGTACCAGTTGCTAACTCTAATATTGAGTCTGAAACAGTTGTGTTTGTAGTATTAACTGTTGTAGTAGTTCCATTTACAGTTAAGTTACCTGTAACTGTTAAATTTCTACTTACGCTTAAATCTTGTCCTATTGTTACATCATCTGGCAAACCAATAGTTAATGTATCACCTGATTGTGATGTTTCTATTTCGTTTGATGTACCTTCAATTGTTAAAGTGTCACCTAAATCTATTGCTTGTGAACCTGAGTCACCAACAAGTGTAATTGTAGAATTAGTTAAAGACGTATTAGCAATGTTACTTAAAGTATTACTAGAAGCGTCAATTGTTTTATTTGTTAACGTGTCTGTTGTAGCTCTACCAACTAATGTATCAGTTGATGTAGGTAGCGTCAATGTACCTGTGTTACTGATTGTAGAAATAACTGGTGATGTTAACGTTTTATTAGTTAACGTTTCTGTTCCTGCTAAAGAAGCAAATGAGCCATCTGATAAAGCAGAGTTAAATTCTGATAAAGTACCAGTTAAAGTGCCTTCAGATAAATCTAAAGTAATTGTATTATTAGCACTATCAATAGTTTTATTTGTAAGTGTTTCTGTTCCTGCTAATGAAGCAAAAGAACCATCTGATAAAGCAGAATTAAATTCTGCCAATGTACCTGTTAATGTGTTATTTGTTAAACTAATTGATTTATTAGTTAATGTATCTGTTGTATCTTTTAATACAATTGTGCCTGAAGCGTCAGGTATATTAACTGTTCTATCTGCTGTTGGATCAGTAACAGATAAAGTTAATTCGTTTGCGTCAGCTGTTGCACCTTCAAAAACAATGTTGTTATCAATTGTTAATGTTGTAAATGCACCAGGTGAACCACCACCAGATACATCTGATAAGAAAGCAACTGTACCACTAGCATTTTGAAAAGTAATTGTTCTATCGGCAGTTGGATCTGTAACTTCTAAAGTTGTTTCATAGTCATCATCTGTAGAACCTTCAAATATAATTGTATTTGAAATAATAGGATCAGTTAAAGTTTTGTTTGTTAAAGTTTGTGTAGTGCCAGAAAATAAAGTATCTAATTGTGATAATGTAACTCTACCTTCAGTTCCACCATCTGATAATAAAATTTGATCACTAGCCGCAAGTGTTGAACTTGTTAGATCAGTAGCATTATCAATATTTACAATAGCCTCAACGTTACCAAATTCTAAAGCTGTACCAGCAGAGTTGACTTTTATAACCTGACCTGTAGTACCAATAGATAAAGAGGCACCAAGACCTCCGTGCGATAGATCAATAAATTCACCTGATTGATATTCGGCAAGACCTGATACTTCAGATCCATTAAACGTTGCTCGTATTGGAGTTTTAGCACTCATTTACTTTATATTCCTTCCATTGTTGGCATATGGCCTGGTCTAATTGTTTGTATTGATGTTCCATTTGCAGTTGTGAATGGTAAATAATATGATTGTACAACAACGTGGTCCAAAAATCCATTAACTGTAGTCATATCTTTATTATTTACAAGAGCAAGAGTAGTTTCAGTTCCATCTGTTTTTGTAAATGGCACTCTTTTGCCAACATTATGTTGAAAATCATTTTTCCATTCACTACCATTATAATTTAAAATTTGACTAGGTAGTTGAGTTGTGAAATTTGTATCAGTTAAATCAACTAATGCACCATTACCAGCAGCAGCCGCACCACCTATTTCTTTTATAACACCAGCGTCATTGATAAAAAACTTTTGATTTGAAGTATCAATCGCAACCTCTCCACTTACAAGATCACTTATAGTTGGAGTGCCCGTACCTCTTTTAAGTTTAATAACTGTCGCCATTAATATATTTCCTACTTAATGACGATTAGTAAGTTCCGCCGTCTAAATCGCCGTACGTAATATTACTACCGTCTGATTGTAAAATTTTACCACTTGCACCAAGTGTTAACTTATCAAGTGTGTTTGAACCACTAGCGTATAAAATATCACCAGTAGTATATGAACTCTGTCCAGTACCACCATATACTTCACCAATAACATCAGCATTCCAAGTACCTTGACTAATAGTTCCTAATGTTGTAATTGATGTTTGACCAGCATAAGTTGATTTAATCTGTAATGCGTCAGATGATATTTCAATCGTACTGTCGTCAACAGCAACATCTATTTGATTACCAGTTTTTGTTAAACCATCACCAGCACTAATTTGACCAGCACCAGAGAATTGAGAAAATGTAATATTTGTAGTACCAAATGTTGGTGTGCCGTTATGTGTAGCAACATAACCATTGTCAGCATTTGTAGAACCTTGTTCAGCAAAGAAGAAAGTACCACCAGTTAATTCTGAAGCTGTATCAGCATCTGGACTTCTTGTTAATACGTATGCACTTGAACCATCACCTGTTGTAGTAACTGTATAGATACCGTTTTGTGTGTTGTCAGTTTGATCTTTTAATAATACTCTATCACCTTGACTTAAAGTAACACCGTCAATTGCAATAGCACCATTTGAACCAGCAGTAATTGTTCCTGCACCGTTATCATAAGTACCAGAAACTGTAGAAGTTGTAGCAACTCTAACACTATCTTTTACATCTAAACCATTTGCAACACTATCAACGTATGCTTTTGTAGCAGCGTCTTGGTCTGAAGATGGATCACTAACGTTTGTAATTCTACTGTTGTTAACATCAACTGAACCAGAACCTTTTGGATTTAATACCAGGTCAATGTTAGTATCACTACCTGTTGTAGCAATCTCTACACCATCACCAGTAGCTGCGTTACTAACTTGTAATTCATTAACAGCACTTGCAGTTGTTCTTAATAGAATTAACTCGTTACCATTTGCGTCAGCAAGATAACCAGCGTCAGCAAATTTAGGTGCTGTAAGTGTTTTATTTGATAGTGTTTCTGTTCCTGCTAATGTAGCAAAAGAACCATCAGACAATGCACTATTAAATTCAGCAATAGTACCTGTTAAAGTACCTTCAGATAAATCTAATGTTAAAGTGTTGTTTGCACTATCAATTACTTTGTTTTGTAAAGTTTGATTTCCTGTTAACGTAGCAACAGTACTGTCTATATCTATTGTTAATTCTTTAGTTAAGTTATCAGTTGTTGTATTAATACCAGTTCCACCAACAAATGATAATGACTCACTATCTAAATCAATTGAAGCACTACCTGTATCAGCACTTATATCTAAATCTTGTGCTGTAACTTGATTATCAACATAAGTTTTAATTGCTTTAGCAGAAGCAAGAGTGCTGTCATCTGTAGTTAAAGATACGGATAAATCAGTTTCAACAACACCAGACGCTAAGTCAGCAACTTCAATATTTGAAATTGAGTTACCAGTTCCATTTGCGTCAAATGTTTTATTTGTTAAAGTGTGTGTTGATGAAGCTGTTAGTACGTCAGCGTGTGTGCTGATTGTAATTGTATCACCTGAAACTGAAGTATCAATATTTGTACCACCAGTAAATGTTAATGTGTCTGAACCTAATGCAACACCATCGTCTGTACCACTATCAGCAGCAATATCTAAAGTTGTTGATATTGTAGCCGTACCAGCCGCTGTTAAACGACCTTGTTGGTCAACAGTAAATGTTGGAATTGCAGTTGAAGAACCATAACTACCTGGAGTTACAGCAGTGTCATCTAAGTCTATTGTAACTTCGTTATCTGTAATAGATGTAGTAATTCCTGTATCACCAGTAAACGTTAAAGTTTGACCAGTAGTAAATGTGTCAGTACCACTATCACCAGCAATTGTAAATGAACCTGATGGAATAGCAGCAAAACTTAAATTACCAGAACCGTCAACTGTTAAGAATTGACCATTTGAGTAAGTACCTGGAAGAGTATAAGTAACGTCTGAAGCTAATGAGTTGGGAGATTTAAGAGCTACAAAATGTGCGCCGTTATTAGTACCTTCGTTTAATTTTATTGTACCACCTGTGGTAGCATTATTACCAATAAGCAATTCATCAATTGCTTTATTAGAATCTACTACTAAACCAGAAGACGCAGTTAGCGTTCCTGGTGTGTGGTCTAAAAGTTGTGTGTAATATCTACCACCAATTTCTATTGCTGAATTAGATGAAGATGTTGGATCACCAATGAATAACCTATAACCATTACCACCAGCACCATTATCGGTTGCTGAAGTATCATAGACATAAGCTAGTTCCCCTTGGTTAAGGCCGCTGGGTGCATTAGCACCAGTGGTTCGTTTAATTTTGATTATTGTTGCCATTTAAAATCTCTCCCTATTTTTTAAAATGTGCCACCGTTTAATATTAAATTTCCACTTTCAGTTTTTATATCATTTCGACTTGTCCATTTTTTAGAAGTATTATCATATTGAAGCATTGCACCATCATTTAATGTTGATACATTAACATCACCTAGAGCATTAAGTCTAGTTGAAGCTGATGGAACAGTAACGGAAACGTTTCTCGGTCCCGAAGTATTATTATTAATTGTAGCTGTTATTCTGTCTGACATATTACCTTATTACTAGTAAGTTTATAATATTTATAATAATAAGGTAATGTAAAACTAGTTAATAACTACTTTTTTTCAGCTTCTTTTGATGTATCAATGCCCAATTCAGTGGCAATAATATCATCATAGTGTTTTTGTAAAATAGCAACTTTTTCTAACTCTAAAGACAACTTAACTCTAGTTGCTTGTAGGTCTTGTCTAATGATAATACTATTTAAAGTTTTTGTATTTAACTCACTTCTTTTATAGTCTTTACCATCAATTGTAAAAGTTTGTTCTTTATTCACATCTGTTTGTGTATTCAATTCACTACTCATTTTATTCTCCTATTATTAAACGTTTGGTTTAACGGTGATTAAACCTTCAATTATTTTTGTTACAGTACTGTCACTTGCCGTTATATCTAAATCGTAAACATAACGTGCTGGTGCGTCTAAAGCTGCAGTTTGAGCTGCAGTTAAAGAAAGTGTTATAACACCTGTTGTTCTATCGGCATCAAAAGTTGTTGTAATAGTGGTTCTTGTTCTTGTTGAAGCATAACCTAAGGCCATCTTTGCACTTGCAGTATATCCATCTAAGTTTAGTGGGTTTCCTGAAGCGTCCCTTACGGTTACTGCTGAACTGAACGTAGTTCCTTGATGTATTACATAATTTGCTACTGCTGCCATAATACTATTTATACTTGTTTTTTACTTTATTTTTTTGAAAAATAATCATCAATATATTTAGGCATTTTCATATCCTTTTTTGATATATATGAATTTTTATACTTTATATATGAATCAGATATTAAATCTTTATACTCTTTATTTGAGTCATCAGCATCCCAAGGAGATCCCATTGCTAGTGTAAATTTCATAGTATTATCATTATTAACCATAGTGTGAGGCCAATAACCTGACATCATAAAAGGGTGTTGTAATAGATTTTCATTTATATGATAGTTTTCTTCTTGCCCATTAAAATATAGATTGTCTGTTTGACCTCTTATAACTACTCTAAATTTATGTTCTAGTGTATTGTTCGCAAAGTTTTTACGGCTACAATCTATATGTGTTGGATTAGCTTCCTTAGGTAATGTACAAATAACTACGATACGCCCTAAATCACCTGCCCATGGTTGTACATACTTTTCTATGTATGATCTAATTTCAGGTAATTGATCACTTTCTGACGACCATTGTTTTGTAGTTTTATTTTCTAAAGTATTGCCACCACTTACATAGATTGGTATGTGGCGACAGTTTCTAAATTTATCATCAAAACTATTTTCATCTACTATTCTTTCTAATCTTTCAATAAGAGAAACGGTAGTATTAAATTTAGGTAAATCCAAATATAAAAATGCTAAGTCATTAATCATTTGTTTTTATATCTTCAAAAGGTATGTCATGCAATCCCATATGAAAGACTATTCTTTCAACTGTAGGTGCTTTTACACCGTGAGCTACTTTTGTATTAATTACTGTCATATTTTGATATAACACTTCCGTGCCGTCGCCAAAATATAAAGGTCCCGTCATTTCCGTTACTGGAATAACAACTGAACTTTTACTCAATACATCAACGTGTAAAGGTAATTCACCACCAGGAAGAACTCTAAAAAAATTACATCTCCATTCTTTAGGTCTTATTCCTAAATAATTCCATATTTTTTTTATTTCTCTTAATAAAGGCCTATCAAAATCTTTTATTTCTTGTACAAAAAATTTATTATTCTCCCAGGACATATACTCTTTATATAAAACATTACTATCTTCCCACTTATTATTAATATATGATTTAAAAAACTTTTTGTCAGTATTGTAATTAGTTTCAATATAATTAGACATCTAAATCCTCTTGTGTCAAAAACGAAATAATAATATGAGCTCTTGTAGTTGTTCCTTTATTCCAAGCACTATGTTTAAGACCTTGATTTAAAAACCAACACTCTCCTGGTAACATTTTTTGTTCGTGTTTTACACCATTTCTATCAATAACGTGAAAGCCACAATCTTCATTTGTTGTTAAAGGTATATGATAACGTACAGAATAGTCAGTATTATAATCAATATGATCACCAATAAATGCACCTGGATCCATAACAGCAATTCTTGCTCTTGTATGTTCAGCTTTAAAACTTTTTAATACTTCTTCAAGGTATGTTCCTCTTACCCAATCTTTTACTTTATTATAGTGTCGTTCATCTAATCGTGTTTTAGGTATTTTTTTATCATAAACACGATCTTCCATTTCAGGATTATATTCTGTAAGTGCTATTTGTTTATATGGAGAACCATTAACTTCATACTTTCCATCTTTGTCTTTTACAATATAATTTTCATAAGGCTTAACATAACTTCTATAATCCCAAGCCATTCTCTTACCACCTAATGCTTTAGTTATTTGACTTTCGTTTTTATATAATTCAGATTCAGCCACATCATTATTAACTAAAAATTGATATGCGTCTTCTATTGAAGTAAATTTTAAACCAAATGCTTTTTGTAGTTTTGCTGTTTTGCCACCCACAAGGTCACCGTATCCTTCTTTAACTTTCAAATCATCTTCTTGTTCAACTGGCATATTTCTAACAACTTCATTGATACGTTCATAATCAAATGTATATGATAGTTTTTTAAATGCTGGTAATTGTTCTCTTTTTAACATAATCTTGCCTTGTATTGCTCACTACCATGTGAAACTTGTATCTTTATATCAGATACATTCCAAATAGTATTTGTTTTTTGTCCTAAGTTATATATAAACTTTTTAAAGTATCGTAAAGACTTCTCTCTACTAATAAAGATTTTGGAATAGCCTAGTTTTTTTGCTATATCTATTTGTTGTAAAACCATTTCGCAAACGTGGTCGTCTGCTATAATTTTTGATGTTCTTCTCATTTTAGGCATTTCATAGTATCTATTTAATATTCTCACTTCATTTTTATCAAAGTATTTATCTCTCTTTAATATAGTTGAAAATCCTACAATCTCATCTTTCATTGTGTATATACTAATTGCTTCAAAAGATAACCAATTCATATCCACATAATTTTTATAAAGCTTATCCTTACTATCAAAAGTTATTTTACTTAACTGTTGAATTATATCAGGTCTGTCTTTAGGTATAAAAGTAATACTTGTAGCTGGTTTATGGCTGTGCAAAGGTTTTAACATAATTATAAAATTCTTTCGTTTTTTTGCCATGCACTAATAAGTGTATTCGTTCTTCATCCGAATTATTTTCAACATAATGCTCATAATGTATATTTAAAACTACACTCATACCAGGCTCATATTTCAATTCTTTGTTATTTAAAATAAACTTGTTACCTTCTGGATAGGTAATACTTATATTTAAAGGTTCAAGCCAATTTTGTTCAGGTATATCAATATGTTTTGCAATATAACCTTTAGGTTTTATTACCAAAAATCTTACATCATCTATACGTGAGTATGGTAAACTTTTTACCCAATTCATAGTATTAGTGCATTTTTCACCTATATCTGTAGTAAAAGGTTTTAATCCTTTTTGTCTATACTCCCAATGACTATTTGTCTTATCAGAGCCAAAACCATAAAGAGTTACAGCGAACCAATCTTTGTGACCATCTTCTGGTCTATGAATTATTAAATTATCTTTTATTGAATTGTATTCTTCTAATATGGTATCACAAGGAACATTAAAGTCCATGGACACCCATTCTGTACTACTATTTCTATCAAAGGTCATTATATAAAAAGTTTTTTAGCAACTAATCCTGCAAAATCGTATTTACTTAATTGTACCTGCCCAGGATTTGCGTGATGAACATCATGGTGTCCTTCACCTGCAGATAAAATTCCTATCAACCAGTTATATACTGGTTTACCATCATTATGTCCTAACGCATTAAAGATTCCGTAACTTACGAAACCTAACACTAAAGGTGATAGAACAAACATAATAAACAATGGTACACTTATTAATAGCGTTATAACTGCTGTTGCAATATGCAGTTTTAACCAATGTTTATGAAAAAACATTATACGAGGATTCTTATATAGATCCCTTACATAATGCCTAGGTATTTGTTTTACTCTCCAGTTATTTACCAACACATTCCAAAAACCTTTATGTAATGGACTATGTGGATCTTCTTCCGTATCTGAATGTCTGTGGTGTATTCTGTGAGCGCCTACCCAACCTAGTGGTGATCTACTACCTGCTAACATAGCAAGATATAAAACAGCTGCCTCAAACCATTTAGGTGTTTCAAATTGTTTGTGGGCAAATTTTCTATGTAGGCCTATTGACAGACCAAACATAGCAATAAACTGATACCATATAAAACCCACCAATAACATAATAAAATATTCCATAATATATTACTCTGATTCTAAACTATATGATATATTATTGTTAATACAATGTTGCTCACGTTTTGCTGTAAATGGAGATAGTACTGGATCGTTTGCTATTAAACTTGAGATCGAAATACCATCTTTAACTACAACATGTTTTGTATTTGTTAATCCATCAGCAGTAGTTGTTCCTGTAAAATCATAACTAATTATATCTCCACTAGTTTTATATTCTTCAAATTTAGCTAAAACGGCAGAGTCAGTTATTTCCCAAAACTGAACATCAGTTGTAGGTCTTGTCTGTACTAATTTAAAAGTTGTACTCATGTTATTTTCCTTTATTATTAATTTATATAATTGCCGTCAAGTGCATTTTCACCTTTTGAGGCATTATAATATTTACTATTTATAATATTTATGAATGTAAAAAGTTGTCACCTATGATTTTATATGTAATGTCATTACTTTGTACATTTAACACTATCATATAACTATCTCTAAATGAAAATAGACTATGCATTTTATTAGTATTAACAAAATATGCTCTACCATGTTCAAAATTTAATGTCTTACCATCATGTATAAAATACATAAATGGTGGATTACACTCTTTCAGAGGAATCAATATTCTCATACTTTTTTGTTGATCACTAAAAACAGGCAAATCTCTATGAGGTGGAAAATAACCACCTTCTGGTAAATGTAATATGTGTGATCTGCAAATATATCTCTTCCAAGGATCAACTATTTTTTGTACTTCTTCACTTTTATGATATACGTCTGTTACAGTATTAAAATCAGCCTCAGTATAATGTACATTGTTTTCTTTATTATATTCAGGTATTGAGTCTAAATCAATACCATCTAATTCACCGTTTAAACTTGTAATACTTAAACCGTTTCTCGGTATGTCTTTTCTAGGATTATATTGATGGAATTTAAAGTCTTTAACCTCTTCAAATAACTTATCTGGATTACACTTGAATCTTAAAGGTATAACATCACCATATGTCAATAATCTACTGTAACTCATATAGTTATTTAGACGATAAATACTTGACGGTTTTTATAAAATGTGTTATAATATAGTATGAAAAATGTAAATATAGTATGTACAACTAAACCTGGTGATGGTCTTCTACATTATAGTTATGAACATTGTTGTTTTCTGAATGATTTAGGTATAAAAGCAAAACTAATAATTATAAGAGACCATAGATTTTCTGAACAATCTTACATCAATGCTCTAAATGAATGTTATGTCAAATATGAAAATGTAATATTTGATTTTTACACACCCACATCAAACGATATAACATTGATTATGGGAAGAAGTCAGCTGACTTTAGCATACTTAAATAAACATACTTACAATAATGATCAACTTCTAACTTTACATTTATTGTTTAGTGGCAATCTTATATCTGTATATTCTGAAAATCATGTTAAAGAATATCCTATTGCGTTACAATATTTCAAACCTAAAAAAGTTTATGACTTATGCGACCATGATGTATATGTTAATGGTATGGGAGAACAATTTGAAAAGATAATAAACTTTAGTATATACAAACCTGTAAAAGAAGATATACAATTTAAGTATTTGTTTTTAGGCACAAATGAAATATATTATAGAGAAGTAGAAAAACACATACACAATTATCCTGATCACGGTATTATAACATACAATGACAAATTTATAAACCCTAAACTAAACAATCTAATGGTGCCAATCACAAATGTATTAGGTAAGTTTGAAACATATGTCTATACAAAACCTAACTTTGATCCTGCACCTAGACTATTCATGGAGTTTAGATGGCTCAAAAAAGAGGTCATTTATTTAAGGGATAAATATAAAAAAGATGGAGGTAGTGTTTATTGGAATAGGCCTGCAATCTGTTTGACAAAACAACAAAATAAAATTGATAATTTAATAAAATGTATAACAATGAAAAATTCATAAACAAAATAAAACCACAATTATCATCATTCTTCCACCAACAATTCTTTACAAGAGATGTCGGAGAAAATCCTGGTGTTAATGTTGATTTATCAGCTAGATGTGGATTAGAATGTCCTAGATGTCAAAGACAAACTTACTATGCAAATAACAAAGATATACCTGGCCACGATTTAACAGTAGATGACTTCATTAAAATAACTGATATGTTTAAAACAATTAATTTTTGTGGCCAATTATCTGATCCTGTTCACAACGAATATTTTATTGATATATTAAAATTATGTAAAATGAAAAACGTAGGTGGCACAATTCACAATGCGTCTTCGTTAAAATCTAAAGAATGGTACATAGAAGCTTTCAAATCACATCCTGATATGAGATGGATATTTGGTATAGATGGTCTGCCTGAAGACAGTTGTTTATATAGAATTAACCAAGATGGTGAAAAACTTTTTAATATAATGATTGAGTCAAAAAAACATTTAAATACTACGCCTTGTTGGCAATACATTATATTCAGATACAATGAAAATGATATAGATGAGGCAAGAGAATTAGCAAAAAAAAATGGTCTAAATTTTAATTTAACCTATTCATCAAAATGGTTTTCTGAAGATGATCTGCTAAGACCTAGAAACAAAGATTACAGTATATGGTCAGAGCAATATAAGGATAAAGGTTATGACAAAGTTTAGGCCTAAATGTTTATCATCAACTACACAAATGGCTATAGATAATAGAGGTAGATTATTACCTTGTTGTTATATTGATACACCTAAATGGATTGAATATCCTGAAATTAAAAAGTTATTAAATGTTAGTGACATAAGTAAAAATAAAAGTTTAAAAGATATAATAACTTCAGATGAATGGAAAGAGTTTTATAATACTTTAAAAGAAGGTGATTTAGACAAAATACCTGCAGTATGTAAACATCATTGTTTAGATGATGGTGAAGATAAACTAAAAATAGAAGAATGGTTTGATCCATCTGGTAATATGTTTGAAAGAAAAGGTAAATGAGCGATATATCATTTTATAGAAGATCAAAAAAAGGTATAAACATTGACATAAGTAATAGGTGTCCACTAGAGTGTATGAGATGTCAAAGACAGACCAACTTTACACTTGAAGGCAGAAAAGTTTATGGTCGGGATGCTACGATGGATGAAATTAAAAAGTTATCTGATTATTTTTCATCATTTAATTTCTGTGGTCAATTATCTGATCCTGTACATCATCCTAAATTTGTTGAAATATTAGAATATCTTTATAAAAAAGGAACACAAGTTACAGTACATAATGCCTCATCACAAAAGCCTAAAGACTGGTATATAAAAGCATTTAAAGCCCATACTAAAGCAAAATGGATATTTGCAATAGATGGTTTACCCGAAGAAAGTAATATGTATCGTATCAACCAAGATGGTCAAAAGTTATATGAGGTTATGTTAGAGGCAAAGAAACATTTACAACAAACGCCATCATGGCAGTTTATAGTGTTTAGTTATAACGAACACAATTTAGAAAAGGCAAAACAAATGGCTAAAGATAATGGTTTAATGTTTATTATTTTACATTCATCACGTTGGATGGGAGAAGATGATCCATTAAGACCAAAGGAAAAAGAATATAATTTAGGATATAAAGGATATATTAGACCTTATGAAAGATAAAAAAGATAAATTAGAAGGTAAATTTGTTGCTCAATGTATGAATGGTAAAATGCAAATGGCTATGAGTAATAGAGGTCATTTATTACCTTGTTGTTGGTGCGACCAAGAATGGACATTAAATACACCTTTATTTCAAAAAATGTTAAAGGTTAGTAAAGTAAGTGATGTAGAAAACATAGATGAAATAGTATTATCAGATGAATGGAGAGAATTTGAAAAAATAATGAAAGAAGGTGAGGCAGGTGACCATAGTAGAGTGCCTAGAAACTGTTTATATCATTGTCTAGTTAGACCAAACGATAATATAAAAATAGAACATCATTTAGACGAAAAAGGTAAATCAATAGTAAAAAACAAAGTATGAAAAAATTAATAGTTAGTGGATGTAGTTGGGGAGATAAAAACTTTATTTCATCATTTCATCCTGAAATGGATTGTGATTGGCCTAAATGGCCAGAACTGTTGGCAGAAAAACTAAACATGGAGTGTGTTAATCTTTGTAAATGTGGTGCAGGACAAGAGTATATTTATTCATCTATATCAGATTATATACAAAGCACACCTAAAGATGAAATTGGTATAGTTATAGCTGCTTGGTCTACAGCACCTAGACGTTGTTTTCAAGTAAAGAATAAGTGGACAAATGACAGACAAGATGTGAAAGGTGATTTAATTTATTGGATAAATAGAAGCATTAGGTATCAATATGCCTTTCAAAATCTTTTAAAACAAGAAAAACTTCCTTACATACATTTTCAAATGATAAGTTTATATAGAGGACATTTGTGGGAAATAAACAAACAACAATATGAAAAAAACAACAGTAAAGATTTAAAATTAAATACTAATAATATAGTTTTAGGTCCTTTATATAAAAAATTAAAAAATGAAACACTTGAAACCCTAAAAAGCACAAAATACAAATTTAATGATAAACACCTTAATTGGCCAACTGATGAAGAATTAGGAGGATTTAGTTTAGAGTTTAGTGTGTTAAAAGAAGAACATAAAATATCAGAATTAGATAGGCATCCTAATGCAGCTGGACAACAAAAAATAGCTGAATTCATATATGAAAGAGCATTCAATGAAGTATCTGATAGTTAGTGGCGATAGTAATACAACAGATGACTTTGATTCTATATCTCATCCAGATATGGATTTTAGTTACAAAAAATGGCCTGAATTATTATCAGAAAAATTAGGTATGAAAGTTATCAACATGGCTAGGTCGGGACAAGGCAATGAATTTATCTATACGACTTTACGAGATGAAATAGTTAAGATAGACGATAAAAGTCAAATTGGTTTAGTTATTGCTGCTTGGTCACAAGCTCCAAGAAAGGATTATAAAGAAGATACTATTATGAGGTCAAATTGGAAAAATTTGAGAATTGATACACATGGTAACCTACCGTGGTGGGTTGAAAAGTCTTTAGGACATTATTTAGATTTTCAAATACTATGTGAGAGATATAATATACCTTATGTTCAATTTCAAATGATAGAACTTTTTGAACATTATTTAGAAGGTATTAAGCCAAGTCAAAATGATGTTCATTTTGGAGCGGATCCTAATACTCAAAGTAAATATCCAGGAAATAAAACAAAAGACGAATCAATTATATTAAAATCTATAATGGACTATGAAAACAAATTAGATACATCTAAATTTATGGGATGGCCTCCTGTACAAAAACTTGGAGGATGGAGATTTAAAGATAAACTTGATCTATGGGAAAATAAAAAATCACCACAAAGAGTATCCGTAATTGACAATCACCCAAATAAACTAGGACATATAGCTATTAGTAATAAAATAAATAAGTTATTAAAAGATTATAACATAATAGGTAAAGATAATGGATAGTTGGTATAAAGATTATATAGCAAACAAAGATGAATACTTAAAGCTTTTTGATAATGTTATGCAAAAAGAA